AGAAGAGATGGAGTGATGAATTTGCGGAATAGACATCTTCTCAGCCATTGCAAAGCGCGAGTTCATGGAGTTAATTGACATCGCATTATCCTTTCATTGCGTTGTACATGCCAAGCGTATCGAGACCATCACCTTCTCGAATTGCTCCGCCTTCCTTCTTGCCCATCTGATACAAACCATAACCCGCCATACCAAGACCTGCTGCTTGGGAAATCATGCTTGGGTTTTGATACATAGACTGCGCACCTTGAGACATTGGCAGTCCACGATAAATATCTGACATGAAGCCCAACTGTTTGTATGGGTAGTTCTGGCTGTCTTGGTACTGTTGGTAACCAATATCTAAACCACGTTGTTCCATGCCTTGTTGCGCTGCACCAGCTCGCATCTGAGCATCAGCGATACCCATCTGTTGGTTAAACTGTGCATTGCCAATATTGGTCAGCGTATTAGCACCTTGCAAGCCAAGACCGTAAGCATTCTGTGCGCCTTGTACACCTTGCAGACCCATACCAGCGCCTTGGATACCTGCCTGTGCGCCTTGGATTCCAGTTTGCAAGCCCTGTAAACCAAGATTAGACCCATACTGCATGGACTGCATAGCCTTGTCGTAAGCTGACTGCGAACCTTGTGCTTGAATATTAGCCAAAGCTGTGTTGCGGTTACGCTCGTTCTCAGCCCGCATCAAGGCATCACGGGAACCACCAAATGCGCCAGCCGCTGCGCCTTTACCCATTACCTGTGAACCAGTAATGTCGTATCCACGGTTAGCCTCTTGCTTCTGCAGGTCAACCACGTTCTGCATGTAAGGCGACATATAAGCACTTACAGACCCGGGCGACGTTGCCATCTGAGCGTAACGATCACCAGCACCCGTTGCCACAGCACCATAACCAGCACCGACCCCACCGTAACCAGCACCCGACGCACCGTAGCCTAGTGCTGGGGTAGCAGTAGCCATACCTCCTTGCGTTGCTTGGTTAGCGTAACCCGTTGCCTGACCAAGTTGAGGAGCAACCTGCATATCCCCAATACTTGTAAAAGCCTGCGCTTGCATGGGTGTAAACGCAGCAACCTGTTGACCAGCGTAAGGGCGATACGGATTGTTGTTTACGTCTGTTAACGCAGCAGCTTGTCCAAGTGATCGCTCAACATAAGGACGTGCGTATTCAGGAATAGATGTCGTTGTGACGTTCTGCTGAGTCGGCACACCTGATCCGCTTGCACCGCCCTGCGGTTTAATCATTCCACGCGCATCGCGTTTAAACGCCTCTTCAGGCAGCATATCAAAATGGTTGTATTTCATATTGTCACTCCGACAATTCTATATTTTTCGGTAAAGCCGTATCGTTTCCATAGGCGACCAACAGATTCATTGACCGCTCCTTCTACTGCTGTAGCACCAAATGTTTGGAGTAAGGTGCAGAACTGTTTAAACGTGCCGGGGTTGGTAATTAAACGACCGCCTATGTACGTAATAAAAGCCACTCGGTGGCTTGGGCGATTCATAAAACTTACTGTTGCCGCACCTTTTAATTCACCAGCATCGTTTACTGCTACAACTAATAACCATTGACCTGTTGTAACCATCGTACGCGCTTGGTCTAACGTGTAATCTTTCTCGCCTACTTGCTGCTCGATTGCGTCATTTAAGTATCCGGATATTTGAGGCCAGACTTGATTGACGAATTCAATTGCAACGTGCTGTATTTTCATGCCGGTAGATTTCTATACGCCTTGGAGTCAACAGCAACCTTGCCTTTACCGACAGATTTACGACGATTACTTTGAACGCGATCCATCATGGCATACAAGCGTTTTGCACCGGCATCAGTACTTCCGTTACCAAGCTCAGAAACAATACGAGCAGGAACAACGAACTCACCATCAGCAAGGCGAGCAGGCTGACGCCGACCAATTTGAGCAGGTATGTCATCGCTAACTCCATCACCGGGGCCTTTCAACAACCGACCGCCGTCAGAATAATCACCGAGATGACCGCCACCAGCATAGCCTTGATACCGACCTTGCATTGGGTAGTGAGGAGCCATGTTAACTGTTTGGTGTGCGCCGACCATGCTGCTCTTGTCTAATACACCGCCATCATCAGGGCTTGGATAGCTAGCGCCAATATCACCGCCCATTGCATAAGACTGCATTAATCCGCCGTTAGCTGCGCCGCCTGTGTCGTTATAGCGACTTTGCTCAGACTTCAGCGAATCAAGCTCTTCACGCATCTTTTCAAAATCAGATTTCTTGCTGCCGGGCGCTTCAAATGTGCCTACGTAACGTCCTGTTACTGGATCAAAGCGCAAGCCACCTATCCCAGCATCAGCCGGTTTAGTTAAAGCAGACGTAGGTAAAGGAACATACGCGCCATATCCAGCAGATCCCGGCACTTGCATGGCTGCAGGACGAGGATTAATGTTGTACTGTTGATTAGCACGTTCCATTAGCTGTTGGTTGTACGCTTGAACAGCCGGGTTTACAGGGCGAACAACAGAGTAGTCTTGTGGCTTGCCGCCGTCAGCTAACGCAATGATTCCACCACCAGCTTTGTTGTAATCTTCAACAGGCGTAACATCGCCAGCAGTGTATTTGTCTATAAAGTAAGGCTGTCCGGGTTGACCGTACAACGGATTAACTTCACGGTTAAATGTGTAGTCGCGGATGTTGCCTTGGTCTGCTTTGTCAGGTTCTTCACCCGGTGCCATCATGCCACCAAGTACGCCACCTGCAAGTGCGTATTTATTTTGGGATAAGAAGTTACCGATACCGCCGCTAAACATACCACCAGAACCAGCACCACCAGTAGCACCGCCAGCAACACTACTTGTCAAAGGGAAAGCGCTACTAGAAAGAGGAAAGGCGCTACTTGCAACATTGCTGGTTAAAGGAAAAGCGCTGCTACTAAGAGGAAAAGCACCACCTGCCGCACCGGGCGCACCTGCTAAGATGGAACTTTGCGCCGCAGGTAAAACTCCTGCCCCAGCACTCCCGCCTGCAATTCCGGTAGCGCCAAATCCCGAAGCAGCGGCACCTTCTACTGCTCCAGCAACAGGGGCAGCTCCAGCAGCGGCAGCGGGCATAAATGCTCCACCTAACGCTCCACCAATGCCACCCATCAGAGCGCCTTGCAGAACATCTTTCTTTTGAAGAGCAGCAATTCCGCCACCAAGGGCAGCGCCCATCATTAAACCAGCTACGATAGGGATCATAGTTTCACCTGAATAGGATATTAGTTAATATTATCATGCAGGTAGCCTAGATACAAAGACTATACTGCCAATTGCGGAAGGATTTGATGGTCTAGCATAAGGCACTGTCTGGGCATTTTCATGCTCAAGGTAAACACCATCGACCGGACCAACAGGGTTGTACGCTAAATCGGTTGCCCACCATAGCCCTATAGAGTCCCCAGCTTCAATCTCAAACGTAACGCTTGAATAACCAACTAGGTGGGCAGGAACGACCGCGCTTTTACGGGCTGCTATGGTGAACTTACTGCTAGATCCGGGTAAGTCAACGTTGTTTACACGCAGCCAAAGGTACGCATTATGAATAGCATTAGCTGTGTTTGAAAACTGGATACTAAAGTCAATCTTGTACACACCGCTATAGGCAGCGGTTGCTGTGCTATCTACGTTCAAAGTAAAGCCATCGTTAGAATCCAACGTATTCCATGATACTTTAGTCGGTGTGTTAGTAGCCGTAGCGTACTGGTCTACCGTGCTTTGAGCAGCTATATGCGGATTTTGCAGGTACTGCCCACCACTGCCACCAGTTAAAGTTGAAGTAACGTTGTCTATCTGGTTAAAGTACAGACGCAGAACGTTCGTAAACTGTTCGTGAAAACGAGCTTCATAGTCCGACGGAGCAATCGGAAGGTTCGGTGCCTTGGTTGGACGAAGAAGTAGCTCGTTAGCCATCAGCGCCTGCCGTCATTACGGATGTCAATTCGTGGTGTACCTAGCTGCCATGACACGCCCAAAGTAACTGACTCAATCCTGAACGCCATTTGGCGACCACGCAAGCGGGTGTAAACCTGACCGTCAAACTCTTGGATGTTGTATGCCCTAGAAACCCCGTAGTTATCAGCACTTTGAACTGTTGGGTTTGCGGCAGTTCCATAAGGCGCACCAGAGTTCTGACGAGGTTTAATTGTCATTGTGACAAACGGTTGGTTAACGTTCGAGCCGTTAAAGTTAATGTCAGGCAAGATACGCCACACAAACCCAAAATTATGCCCGTCACCAATGTCAAAGTCAGACGACTGAATGTAGGCACTAATTGGTATTGGGGTTAACCCTGCTACATCATCGACGTTGGACTCATGATACAAGACACGCTCGTTGTAATCCGCAGCCATAGGGAACTGACGAATACCGGAATCAAGCCAAGCCGTGCGGCTCATTGTGCCGTAATACCAAACCTTGTCGAGGTAGTTATAAATAACATACTTATCCACAACGTTCGAGTTGGTTGAGCAGTAGAACCACCAGACCTCGTTGTAACCCTCGTTGCCGCCAGCAAAGATTTGGTACGACTGATCCTTGTTTAAATCGTTAAATATATACTGGCGCAGCGAACAAGGCAGCGTTTCAACACGACCGGAGTATTGGTAGAACTTACCGTCGCCCATCCAGTAGGTGATGTTGTTAATCGTAATGGCTGAGTTCGGCGAGATAATGGAAATGTTATCCATCAAGATGTCAAACTTGTATACGTACGGCGGCCCAAGATGCTGCATGGTGTACAGCGCCGAGTCTGTCCAGATCAAGATTTCCTGACGGGTATTGATGCTTGTTACGATGGTTGAGCCGTTTGATAAGCGGAACTCACCTGACTGGTTTGTAACGTCTGGCACCCACTGATACGGGTTTTCTTGATCCGACCACCGTACAAGCATAGGATCAAAAGGTGTGTCAGGGTCTGTTGGGTCGTATGGGTTAGCACCAAAACAAATTACAAACCGCTGAATGGATGAGGCAGATACCTCCAGCGTCTGGTTCGGTACAAACTGACCACTAAACCCAGCAGCGGTAGAAAGCACGGACAGCAACTCAGCACGAGCGCTTACGCCTGTATTGTCTAGCCAGTAGTAAATTGCGCCGTTACGTGGAGCAATGACCAAGTTCTGTCCGAAGTTATCGTTAGACCACAGGCGAAGCTGTTGACCCACACCGGTAGTTAAAGAGGCTTGCCCCCATCCACGGGTTCCAGTCTGGTAGTAAGCGGTTACTGCGCCACCACCTGATGTAGTCGAAGATGCTGTGATTGCTGTGCCGTAACCGTCATTGCCCATCGCAATTGAATACGAGTTGGCATTGATATAGGTAATAGCAAAGGAACGGTCTAGAAGCGGAGCTGACAGCCCGCCAACAGCAGTAGCGCCAGCATAGCGAATATATTGACCATTGGTTAGCCCATGAGACGTGTGAGTCACTGTAACCGTACCGCTGCCAGAAGTTGTAGCAAACGGGTTAGTCAGGGTAAATACAGCAGGGACAGGCCAAACACCAGCACCCCACCCAGTACCGATCACGTAGACGTCTAGACCTGTATTGATTTGATATTCAGCAATAATGACCGATCCACCGCCAGACGCTTGGCTAGTCGAGAACACACCGTCCACATTAAATGTGTACTTGCTGGAGTTAATAACCCGGTAAACCTGTTGTTCAGTGTTTAAATCGGCTGTCGAAAACCCAGCAAAAGCCGTGGCTCCGCT